TGCCGTCGTTGCGGCGGCCCGATGAGCGCCCACCTCGTCCGCCCCATCCTCCGCTGCGAACACCGATGCGACGCCCCTGCCTAGGTTGCGGCGAACCGACAACGACCACCCGGTGCCCTCAATGTGCACGGGGGGTGGCACGCCAGCGGGAGGCCACCCGCCCGGGCCGGGCCGCCCGTGGATACGGCAAAGAACATCAAGCCGCTCGACGAGCCCTGGCCACCACCCTGCCCGCTCCTTGCGGTTACGGCTGCGGAACGATCCTCGACTCCTCGAGCCGCTGGGTCGCAGCACACCGGGTCGACGGGGACCCCACCGCCGGCTGGCTCGTCTCCTGCCCGACCTGCAACCAGCGGGCCAAGCGTCGCACCTGATCGACGAGCTCGACAACGCGCGCGCCGTCATCCACAGGCTGCGGCCGTCGAGCGCGCGATTTTTTGACGGCGTCTGAGCAACACCCAGCGCCCACCTGTCCACACGCTTCCAACGGGGCCTCCGGGCCGGCTTGGGCTTGGTGGAGGAGCTTCGTGCCGCAGTCTGCGAAGGTCGGGAACCGCAACGCCGGGAAGAAGTGGGTGGATCCGGGGCCGGCGCCGTGGTTGGCGTGGCCGGAGTTGGATCGGGCGGAGCATGCGATCCGGTGGATCGAGTCGTACTGCCGTTTGCCGAAGGGGCATGGGGCGGGCGAGTTGATGCGCCTGGCGGAGTTTCAGAAGGAGTGGTTGCGGGCGGCGTATGCCGATGGGGTGTCGTCGGCGGCGATGCAGGTCGCGCGTGGGAACGGGAAGTCGACGTTGTTGGCGGCGGTGGCGTTGCATGCGTTGTTCTGCCCGGATGTGGGTGGGGCGCCGCAGGTGCCGATCGTGGCGACGACGGTGCAGCAGGCGGTCCGTTCGGTGTACGGGGTGGCGTTGTCGATGATCGCTGCGGCGCCGGTGCTCGAGGCTCGGGCGTTGGTGTACAGCGCGATCGGGGCGCAGAAGGTGAAGGCGCCGCAGACCGGCGGTGAGATGTTTCCGGTGTCGTGCGATCCGGACGGTCTGCAGGGTCTTGACCCGTCGTTGGCGGTGTGTGACGAGATCGGCTTCATGCAGGTCGAGTCGTGGGATTCGCTGCTGTTGGCTTCGGGGAAGCGGCCGAAGTCGTTGGTGGTGGGGATCGGCACGCCGGGGTTCGATCGCCAGTCGGCGTTGTGGCATCTGCGGTCCCGGGTGAAGTCGGGGGCGCAGCTGCCGGGGTTTCATTACACGGAGTACGCCGGCGACGAGGGCTGCTCGATCCTCGACGAGGAGCAGTGGCACCGGGCGAACCCGGCGCTCGCCGAGCAGTACATGAACATCGACGCGCTCCGCACCGCGGTGGCATTGTCGCCCGAGTCGCATTTCCGGATCTTCCGTCTGGGCCAGTGGGTCGACGGGGTCGAGTCGTGGCTGGGGGCGGACGGCCGCAACCTGTGGCGTGGCCTGGCCGACCCGTGGGCGATGGAACCATCGGCGCCGACGTGGATCGGGGTCGACGTCGCGTTGAAGCACGACTCGACGGCCGTGGTGTGGGTGCAGCAGCGTGACGAACGCTGGCATGTGAAAGCCAAGATCTGGTTGCCTCGAGACGATGGCCGCCTCGACGTGACCGATGCGATGGCCACGATCCGTGAGCTCGCCGCGATGTACGACGTCCGGGGCGTTGCCTACGACCCGAGGTTCTTCGACCTCCCCGCACAGCAGCTCGAGGACGAGGGCTACCCGATGCTCGAGTTCCCCCAGTCCCTCGAGCGGATGACCCCGGCGGTCGGCGGCTGCTACGAGATGATCCGCCGGGGCGAGATCTCCCACGACGGCGACGAAGCGTTCGAGACGCAAGTCCTGAACGCTGTTTCCCGCTCCAACGAGCGGGGGTTCACCCTCGCCAAGTCGAAGTCGAAAGACCGGATCGACTCGGCGGTCGCCATGTGCATCGCGTTGAGCGTCGCCGCGAAACCGCAGGCGTCGCCGCAGGTCATCAACCTGGGGGCCTTGTGATTCACACCGTGCTGCAAGTCGCCGGCCTGGCGGTCATCGCCGCCGGCTTCTGGATGTTGGTCCCCTGGCTCGGTGTCGTCACCGCCGGGATCGCCCTGGTGCTGCTCGGCGTTTCGGTCGAGGCCGATCGGAGACGGAATGCTGGCAAGGCTGTTTGAAAGCCGAGCGATTCGGGATCCGGGCTGGGCGGCCTGGGGTCGCGGCGACGACCTCGACTTCGCCCCCGCCTCCCAGGCCGGGGTCCGAGTCGACGAGCACACGAGCATGCAGCTCCTCGCCGTGTTCTCCTGCGTCCGGGTCATCTCCGACTCGATCGCCATGCTGCCCATCGACGTGTACCGGGGCCGCGGCAACCAGACCGAGTCGATCCCCACGCCGGCCTGGTTGGAGCAGCCGAACGTCGACACCGACCGGGTCGCGTTCCTCGTCCAGACGATCGTCAGCCTGCTGCTGCGCGGCAACGCCTTCTGGCTGGTGACCCGCAACGACGGCGGCCAGATCGTCGAGCTGTGGCCCCTGCACCCCGACATGGTCCAAGTCGAGTCGGTCGGGATGCGCAAGACGTTCCGGATCAACGGCCAGCAGTTCGACGGCGAGATGATGCACATCCCGGCGATGCTGTTCCCCGGCGCGAAGGTCGGCGTCGACCCGATCACCGCCGCCCGGGACGCCATCGGCCTCGGCCTCGCCGCGCAGACCTACGGCTCCAAGTTCTTCGCCCAAGGCGCCACCCCGTCCGGGGTGATCACGTCGCCGGGCATCGTCACCCCCGAGCAGGCCAAGGAGCTCGCCCAGTCGTGGCGTGCCGCGCACGGCGGGGTGAACCGCTCGAACCTGCCGGCCGTGCTGACCGGCGGTGCGAACTACACGCCGATCTCGATCACGCCCGACCAGGCGCAGTTCCTCGAGACCCGCAAGTACAACGACGAACAGATCTACCGGCTGTTCGGCCTGCAGCATCCGTTCACCCCGATGTCCGGGTCGAGCATGACGTACGCGAACACCGAGCAGCTCGGTGCCGACGTGACGAAGTACTCGTTGATGCCGTGGATCGTCCGGATCGAACGGGCGTTCACGAAGTTGCTGCCCCGCCCCCAGTTCGCCAAGGTGAACCTCGACGCGTTCCTCCGTTCGGCGCTGCGGGACCGGTACGAGTCCTACAAGATCGGCATCGAGACCGGGTTCCTCGAGCTCAACGAGGTGCGCGCCTGGGAGAACCTCGACCCGATCAACACACTGCCCGAGGAGCCTGCAGGCACCGGGCCCGACGACGCGATGCGATCCGCAATCCGCCACGACCGGGGGCACGACCAGCAGATGTGCGAGGTGACCGATGCGCCCCAGTGAACGGCGTTACTACTCCACCGAGTTCGAGGCCCGGGCGGTCGGCGACGAGTTCCGCATCGCCGGGCACGCAGCGGTGTTCAACCGGCTGTCGCAGGATCTCGGCGGGTTCGTGGAGCGCATCGCCCCCGGTGCGTTCCGCAAGACGATCGGCGAAGCCGACGTGCGGGCCCTGTTCAACCATGATGCGAGCCTCATCCTCGGCCGGTCGAAGGCCGGCACCTTGTACCTCGAGGAGGACGACCGGGGCCTCGCCTACGAGGTGAAGATCCCGGACACGTCCTACGGCCGGGATCTGATGGTGTCGATCGAGCGGGGCGACATCACCCAGTCGAGCTTCGGGTTCCGGGTGATCGACGACCGCTGGGACCGCACCGATGACGGCTACCCGCTGCGGACGTTGCGGGAAGTCAGCCTCCACAACGGCGACGTGTCGCCGGTGACGTACCCGGCGTACCTGGACACGGAGGTCGCGACCCGGGCGGTGGAGCATCTGGCCGGCAAGCGGGGCGTGGAGGCCGGGGTTCTGGTGGAGGCGATCCGGTCGGGTCGTCTGCCCGACGAGCTCGAGGTTGCCGAGGTGGTGGTCCCCGAGTTGGTCGAGGAGCGGGCGGCGTCGGGGCTGGTGGCGTTGCGGCTGGCGTTGCTGGCGAAGCAGCGGGGGCCGGCGGCGTGAGCCTCGAGGATTCGATGTACGAGGCGGCGCCTCGCCAGCAGCTGATGTATGAGACGTTCGAGGAGATCGCCGATCTGCTCGGCAAGTGGGATCAGGGCATCGGTGCCGATGGTGCGCACTATGTGGCCCAGTCGCCGTTTGCCGGTGACGGGATGGTCTGTGCGAACTGCTGGTTCTACGAGGGGCCGCAGGCGTGTGAGATCGTCGACGGTGAGATCGCCCCGGGTGGGGTGTGCAAGCTGTGGGTGATCCCCGTCGAGTTGCTGGTCGGCGAGTCGGTTCGCAAGCGGCACCTGGCGCTGTTGAAGCGTCGTGTCCCACCGTGCGCCTAGAAGTTCGGGAGCCTTGGCGGCCCCCCGACGGGGTCCGGGAAGAAGCGCAGCGTGCGCTCGCCTGGATCGCCGAGGGGCACGCCGGCGGCGGGTTCACCGCGGTCGGCCGGCGCCGGGCGTCGCAGCTCGCGAATGGTGAGCCTGTGAGTTTGGACACGGTCCGGAGGATCGCGTCGTATCTGGCCCGCCACGAGGCCGACAAGCAGGGCGAGGGGTTCTCGCCGGGTGAGCCCGGCTACCCGTCGCCGGGCCGGGTGGCGTGGGCGGCGTGGGGTGGCGACCCGGCGGTGTTATGGACCCGCCGCATCCTCGAGTCCGACACCTAGTTCTCGGGTGGCCCCGTGCCGCCACCCGCCCCGGGTTCCGCCGGCCGCGCGACACGCACCGGCCGGACCCGGTTCTCAGCACCACCCACAGTCTGGCCGCGCGCAACGCACCAGGCACTCCCCCATCCGTCGTGTGCCACCGGCACAGAGACAAAGGACCAACCATGCAGAACTACCTCAACCAGCTGCGCGACTCGCGTCAGCGGGCGTGGCACGAGGCCAAGGAGCTGCTCGAGGTCGCGGAGCGCGAGGCGCGCGAGCTGACCGGCGAGGAGCAGGCCAAGTGGGACACGATCAACCGGGACATCGACGAGAAGGACGCCCAGATCCGGTCGTTCCTCGACATCGAGCAGCGTGAGCGCGAGGCCGACAAGGCCCGGGCCGCCTACGAGCCGGTCATCGTGGAGGCCGAGCAGGCCCGCCGCACCGAGAAGCAGGTCGACGACATGACCCGCTTCCTGCGCGGTGAGATCCGCTCGATCGACATCGACCTCGGCCCGGCGTGGCGCGAGAAGCGTCTCATCCGTTCCGGCGCCGGCGCGCGCGAGCTGCGTGACCTGGTGTCGGACACCGACGCTCTCGGCGGCAACACCGTCCCGACGTCGTTCCAGCGTCAGCTCGTCGAGTACGTCGAGTTCTACACCGGCGCCCGGAACCTGAACGTCACCGTGCTCACCACCCAGTCGGGTGAGGCCCTCGAGATCCCGAACGTCGCGACCCGTTCCACGGCCGCGATCCGGGGTGAGGGCACCGCGATCGGCGAGGTCGACGCGACGTTCGGCCAGGCGACCCTGAACGCCTGGAAGTACGGCGTCCTGACCCAGGTGAGCAACGAGCTCCTGACCGACACCGGCATCGACATGCTCGGCTTCATCGCCCGGGACACCGCCCAGGCGATCGCCCGCATCACCGACACCGACTACGTCACCGGCTCGGGCTCCAGCAAGCCGAAGGGCATCATCACGACCCAGGCTGTCGGCGCGACCGCCCAGACCGCGAGCACGGGTGTCCCCTCCTACGGGAACCTCGTCGACCTGGTCTACTCGGTCAACCCGCAGGCCCGGGCGCTCGGCGCCTACTGGTTCACGCTCGACACCAACGCGGCCAAGATCCGTCGGATCACCGACACGACGGGCCGGCCGCTCTGGGAGCCGACGCTGACCGCAGGCGAGCCCGACCGGCTGCTCGGCTACCCGATGGTCCTCGACCCCAACGTGGCCGCCTTCGCTACCGCCGGCGGGACCCACATGGCCTTCGGGAACTTCAGCTCGTACTACATCCGTGACGTCGCCAGCGTCCGCTTCGAGCGGTCCGACGACTTCGCGTTCTCGTCCGACCTCGTCACGTTCCGCACGATCCTGCGGACCGACGGCGACTACGTCGGCGGTGTGGACGGGCACGTCAAGTTCCTCAAGGCCCCGACCACCTGATCCATCCCGGGGCGGGCTGGGCAGCTCTCTGGCCCGCCCCGGACCCTCTCCGTGCCGACCGTTGTGGTTCGGGGGTTCGCCGCTGGCACGGGCGGCGGCCCCCCGACCACTCCCAAAGGAGCACCGTGCCTGCTCACATCATTTCTGTCGACGCGCACTCGCCTGCGTCCGAGCAGCTCGCCGCCTCGGTGCGCAAGCTCGAGACCCGCGAGGAGATCGTGTCGGTCGTCCAGACTGGCGACTGCTTCGTCGTGGTGACCCGCCGCAAGCCGGGCCGACCGGCGAAGGAGACCCGGGTGACCGCCCAGGCGGAAACCCGGTGAAGATCGCCTGGATGTCGAACGCCCCGTGGGCGCCGACGGGCTACGGGCAGCAGACCGCCCAGGTCCTGCCCCGCCTGGTCGCCGACGGCCACGACGTGGCGGTCATCGCGAACTACGGCCTCCAGGGTGGGGTGCGCGACTGGGAGGGGATCCGGGTCTACCCCTCGGGGTCGAACTGGTCGAACGACGTGATCGCTGCGCATGCGACCCACTGGTTCGACGGGGAGCCCGGCCTGCTCGTCACGCTCTACGACGTGTGGACCCTCGAGCATCCGGCCTATCGCGAGATGACGATGGCCGGCTGGGTGCCGATCGACCATGCGCCGGCGCCGCGTCTGGTGGCCCGCCATTTCGCCGAGACCGGTTCGGTGCCGATCGCGATGAGCAAGTTCG